CATTATTTTATCTACTATATTCATAGTGCTTCGATTAGTTCTCGCGCTTTCATGTTAGCATATGTGCGCTGTTGTGTTGATGTGCCAGTACGTTGTGGTGTAGGGCATTCGATGGTGAAGTCATCAGTTACATAGGCCGACGCACCTTGTTCGATGCTGAAAGCAAGTTGCTTGATGTGTTGTTCTTTACGTTCGTGTGTCATTTTGCAAATTGTTTATGTTGTTCGTGAGTATCGTCGGTGTGGCATGGACATCCTCTCTGCTTGTCCGCAAGAGTATCCCATCCTTCGAAATGTTGTACGTTGTAAGTTTTCTTTCTCGATTTTCGAGAGGGTTGGTTTTTGTTTATCGCTCATAGTCGTGGTAAAAAGTGTTCGTTATCTTGTAGCATACCGAACACATCGTGTAGGATATCCCGTGAATTAATGAGGCTGTTCTCTTGTGTTAGTTTTTCTACACGTTCAGCCCACTCTATAAAGCTTGTCATTACTTGTTCATTCATCATCTTGGTTTTGTGTGATTGTGTATTTTTTTATGAATTCTGACACTGCGCTGTATACGCCTTGTATGTCAACGTCTGTCAGGTACATGGATATGTCTGCCGTTGCTCCTAAGTTGTTCATCTCTTCGTCTTCTAAGTCGTAGCACTTTTGTACTACGGGCATCAACCAATCCCATGAGGTGTGGTATCTTAAATCGCCTCCAATGGTTCGATTCATGAATTCTGCTATTCGTTTATTCTTCATCATCTTGGTTTTCTAATCGTCCAATTAACTCATCATGGATAGCGTTGATTGCATCAGCAATCTTTTGCTTACCACCTTTAAGTCCGAAGTACGCCTTGACATCGCCAATCTTCCACAAGCGGTGCGGCTTCATACCTATCTTGGCATAGAGGCTTACATCTCGTCGTGTAATCATCAGGTTGTATAAGCACCGAGGTGTCGGTGTACCTTGGATGTTCATCGTAGGTCGGTTCTCGTCATGTAACTCCTTCCAAAAAGGGGCGGAGGAATCTACCTTCTGCATGAAGGCTAGGGCTTGTTTTTCTGTCATCATTATTTATGTATTTCTAAGGGTTCTACTTGTATGTGGATGTTCTCTCCGCATCTGCCTTCAAAGAAAATATGCCTTGTTGTTGAAATGTAGACGTTTACTATATCGTCATGTATTTCTAGCAGATATTCCTGAAAGGCTTTCAAGGCGGACTCTTCTGTTTCGAAAAGTTTTGTGGAGCATTCATTAATCTCCCATGTGTGGCGTTGTATCGCATAGACTGTCATTCTTGTAATGTAATTTCATTAGTTATAATTCTGTTTGCTTCGCTCTCGATGTAGCTGTCTGACATCCCCTCGGATGTATTCTTAATCCAGTATTCGTCTCTGTTTTCTGCTTTAATAAAGCCTTGCATGACATCGTTGTAATATATCCTTGAAGCTATTGACTCTATCTCATCAACCGAGCCGATGTTATCGTAAGGCATCTCCTGATGTGGTTGTGTGACACGCACCCTTTCCCATTCTCGTGAAGTATGTACTAACACGATGTTGTATATTTCTCTATTCATTGTAATGTAATTTCTTCGAATAATATTTTGATATTCTCATCGTACTTACCTTCGAAGTAGATGTGTTCGTCGCTCTGACTGTGGATCTTGCGGATATAGTCGTGATACGAGGCGAGTAAAGCATTGAATGTTTCTAAAGCTTTGCTTTTGTTAGCGAAGAGTTCTGTTTCGCACTCGTCGAGTAACCAACTGAGTTGATGGACTGCATATATTTTCATGTGTTAGAGATTTTGAATTAGTAGCGATAGGTGGAATCGAACCACCATCAGCCCTCATGCTCATTGCCATAAGTCCGTGGTTACGGGTGGAAGGAACAGCTGTTGGGTTGACACATCCTTACCCTATCCTCATAGGGGACGTATCATCGCTATGTATTTTAGTAGAACAGACTCAGTAAGTTGTCGTAGACATCTTCGTTGTCCTCTTTGAGAAGGAAGCTTGAAGGTATAGGGTTGAGCGATGTGCTGTCCTTGTACTCATCCATAGCCGCCTTGATTGCCTTGTCGATGGACAAAGCGTATACGATGTTCCATCCTCCACCTTCAAAGGTGAAGATATATTGCTTTCGTTCGCTCATGTTTGTACGTGGTATATTCGTGCAGTTGGTGACTGCTCAGTTAATAATCGAATGATTTCACCTCGGATGAAGTCTTCATCTTCGGGGGTGTTCTCACCATACGTCTGTAGTTGACGCTCGGCGAAGTAATCGACCTTGGATTGGTCTTTCGTGATTACCATGTGGTAGGCAATCTTAGGCAAGTAGCCATTAGCATATTTCATGAGAGAGAGATTTAGAGTTGGCAACATTGCCGATACAAAGATAAGACATTTAAACACCAAAGTCAAATTTATTTTCTAAGTCGCTGATTCTGAAGGGATTACAACGACTCCATCCACTTGGTCTGAGTAGCACCAGTGTCCGTTATTAAGTGTGAGTACGTAGTTCGCATCGAGTGCGACTGTGTCCACCTCGTCCCCGTACTTCTGCCGAACGTCCTCGGTCACCTCTATGCCCGTCACTACTGCAATCGTCTGCGGGTCACCCCCGAATCCGCCTCGGTATACGACTTGTGAGCCTCGCTTTATGAGGCGTGTGTTTGTGAATTTTGTATTCATGTTGATAAAATTAAGAGTGGATTCAAAAATTTGTTTGGCTTAGCACGCTTCCTCGGACGATCGTGTGGTATGATGCCCTTGCATTGAGCCTCTAAGCGATTGCATATAGCCCGAAGGAACAGCCTATACTCCTCGGATGTCATGTCCGCTCGGTAATCAGGTACTTCGTAATCATTCATGCTTTCTTCGTTTTTGCAGGGTTAGGAACTTCCTTGTGGTTGGCAAGGTCGTACATGGCATCTTCGTCACGCTGGACACATCTGTCCATCGCTCTTACACTTGCAAGAGTCCCATCGTCATGCTCGCTGTCTGTGAATATCTCAGCAATGTCGAAGACAACAGCATCGTCGTAATCAATCCAAGTCCCTATACTTACAGTATAGTCAGCACCTTCCCCTTGGCAAATCTTAGTCGCTTGCTCCATATATCGCATCCATACAGAACGGAACAGATTCGGAGTGCAAATTTCCTTCGGAAGCTTGACTTCCTCCCATAAACCGCCAACCACATAACCTTCGGTTGGAATTTCATACCAAAAAGCATCTTTTGTGGTCACGGTCGATCCCCCGTCCATCATTGTTTTGCCATAGGCAAAGCGGCACGCCTCATCAAATATTAGTCTATTCATCATATTAGGTTTTTAAATTCAACTGAAGTTGTTTGGTCGAAGGCTTCGCCTATTAAGCTACAAGCTTCGTAATCTTGTATGTGAGTGAAGTACGTATACGCTTCCACCATCTCACCGAGTGAGAATTCAAAGAAAGGATTCATCATTCGAAGCTATTTAAGCACCCCCGCTCTATAGCGTTGAGTGTGTTGAATGTGTGTGTCATCATGACAAGAGAGATTTAGAGTGACAGCATCGTTGCCGTCGGTTACAAAGATAAGACATTTAAACACTAAAGTCAAGTTTTTGACCGAAAATCGCTGTGAATCAGTGAGTTAGACAGCCCATCGGTTGCGGATGGTCACCCATATAATCGCTTGCAGTTCGTATGGCTTGTGCCCCATGCGCTTCGCTACATTGCAGAAGTGTGCGCTCAGGCGGTCGTACTGGATGGGTGTTATGCTCGTAGGTAGGTCCTTGGGTGTCTGTGACGTACTCACGAAAGCACGTAGCATCCACTTGTCTATAGTCACCACAGACTCATCCATCATACCTACATTTAGAGCGAAAGCGTGCGTTTTTCTAGCCTTTCGGAGCATTTTTAGGTCTCCTGACATGATCGCCCATGCTCTGCGCTTGTTCGCCCCGTAGGTGCATACCTTGACCGAGTCCATAGATTCACCATTTTTGAAGGCTTGGATGAGGTTGAAAGCATCTATTTTGTTGCGCTCCCACTTGTTATTCGGGCTTAGGGCACTGACTACGCCCGCACTCACCACTTGAGAAAGGTTGAACGTTACCGATAGGTACTTCGTAAATTCCATCGCCTCAGCATACCATGCCTTGCCTTCGCGGACTTCCGCCTCCGTCGCACGCCCCGCCCACACTTTCGTGTGAGTGGTGACGCGGTCGAGTGAGTATGTGCTAAATGAGAGGCTCATGCTTCAGTGCTTAGTAGTGCTTCAGCCTCCAATCGTGAGGCCTCAGCAGATGCCTGCTCTGCTTGTATCTGCACACGGCGCACCGCTGTGAGTACGTCTTCGCCAGGTAGCAAGGTGATTTTCATCATCTCTTTCTTACGAGCCTTCGGCTCCTCTACGGGCACCGCCATACGAGTCTTAAACACCTCAGCTTTGCCGCCCGTCGCAGCGTCAACAACCTTCGTCTTCTTCGGTGTACCTACACCTACACTTGCTCTTGCTTGTGCTTGCTCCATGCCTGCCTCACTTGAACGCTTAGGGCGCTTGATTGCAGGGGTTGCTTTGCGCTTTGCTTTGGCTTTCGCTTTCACCTTCGGTGTTGGTGTAGGTGTGGGCTCAGGGTTAGGAAAAAGGATGAGTGCGACCAACTGTTTTTTGGTCATTTTCAAAAGCTTCGCTTCGTCTGTGAGTGTGACCTTAGCGACCTTGACAGCCTTGACAGCCTTCGGCTTGCGCTTGGGCTTGGGCTTGGACACCGTGCGCTCTGTAGCGTACTTTGCTTTGTTTGCGGCTTTGCGTTCGGCCTTCGTGAACTTGCGGCCCGTCTCAGGGCAGTGGGTGGGAGTGTATGTAGACATACTCAAGAGATTTTGATGAACCAACAACGGCGTCGGTTCGAGGCAAAGTTAAGTGATTCAAACACCTTTGTCAAGTCCTGAGGCAAAGTTTTTTCAGAAAGTGAGCGTTTATAGGGGCTGCAGAGGCAAAGTTTTTTCACCTTCCTCACATACAGCTCATGTCATGTGCCGCACATCCGCCGCATCCGCATCACATCCGCATCACATCCGCCGCATCCGAGCATCCGCGCAGACGCATCCGCATCCGAGCAGACGCATACGCTTGCATCCGCGCTCACGCCTTCGCCCCGTGTACCTACGTCCGCGTGTATATGTGCGTGTGTATGTGCGCATTCGCGTATGAGTGTGTGTATGTGTGTACGTATGTGTACGAGGGGATTGTTCCTTTGCCTCAACCCCTACGTTACTCAACTCCTGCTAACCCTACTGATTCTCAACCACTTAGCCTTGATTGGTTAAAGCTGTCCTTGAAAGCTGAAAAGGTAGGCGAAACGGTGCGTGCATTATGGGTAGGGGGGTTTCACATGCGGTTTTCCGCGCGAGATTGGAACGTCCTACATTATATATAATCCCCAAACTCTGTATTACTGGGCTTTTTTGCGTTTGGCCACGGGGTTTGCGTATCGATATCTGATCATAGGCTGTCCTTAAGGCTTATAGTAGTCGAAAAATAATTTTACACATATGCATTTGGGGCTTGACTTTGTAAGTTTTTTGTTGTACCTTCGCTAAAGCAAATTAGGAACGACGCTTGTTAGTACATAAACCCAATTGGGCATTCTGGCGTAAACGCAGAGACACTCAAGCTTAATGTTGTGGTGGCGCAAAGACTGTCCTCTTAGTTTTTAGGGTTTAAACACAAGAAAGCATATAAGCTTCTTTGTTTATCTTTGTGATATGAGAAAAGAAGAATCTACCTGTGCTATTTGTTCTTTAGCTAACGTCAACCTTTGCGGCTGTAAGTGAAATCCTAAAAGGATAAATACCGTATATTTGTATCATGGCTACTTTAAAGGTAACAATCAAAGAAGAGTTAGTGCTTAACGGCAAGGACGTTGGGAACGACAATTATATTTCTATTGCTGGGGTTAACAATGCCGAGCATAAGATCATTGACGTAGGGACAGGGGAACAGAGTCTGTTGTTATTTGACACGGCTATTGCAGCTGGCACTTACGCAGACAACACCGTAAAGCACTTGCGTCTCACTAACTTAGATGACACCAACTTTATTCAATTGCGCCTTGTAGGGGGTACAACTCAGTACTACGCTAAGCTAGAACCTAAAGAGACCTTTATACTTGGTAACTCCAAGCTGTACGCTGATGCTACGGGTACAAGCGCCACAGAAGCATTCATTGACATTGACTCTATGCACGTTAAAGCAGACACTGCTGCATGCGAGCTGGAGGTATTTATCGCAACATCATAACTATGAGAAATAAAAGAACTATTCCCAATAGAGAGGGACAGCCTACTATGTACGATATGCTACAAAAGTATGCTGCTGGTGGTAAGGTGTATGCTGATGGAGGTGTTGACGGAGATCCTGAAGAGGAGAAAGAGAAAGCCTATAGATTAATGAGGGGCCTTCAAGAAAGGAATAGAGCTGTAGAAGCTAAGTCGTTCGGAGGCGGTGAGGGTGGCGGTACTTCCACAAGTCAAGTTATGCCAGGATTGGGAGCTGCTCGGTTCGCAATGGGCAACAGAGAAGAAACTGAAGAAACTTCATTGCGAGGAGAAGATCTATCTCCAATCCGACCTAGAGGATTTAGACCTATTAAGAACGATCGAGAGCGTCCAGGCATAAAGGGTAACCTTCAAGAAACGCCCGAAAAAGAAGCTTCTACTGATTACTCGCTTAGACCTATAGTAAGGGGCGGCGGTTCAGGGATATATACTGAAGCATCAAACAAAGGCGTTATGGGAGTTGCGGGACGAGCCAAGGATGGGAAGGAGCGTTATTTCTACCTCCCCGAAATTACATCTCAGCCTGGATTCTCTAAAGGATCTTATCAAAAACAAACCCAAGGAGCTCTTAAGGATATTCAGTCTGAGCTTGGAGAAGACGCCTTTATGGAAGCTCTTGGTATGTTAGAAAAAAGAGGTGTGGACATCTCCCCTTACGTAGATTAACGCTTAATATTAGCCAACTTATTCTGCTGCTGTACAATCATATTGTGTACGATAGCATTCTCAATTAACTGTGCTCGGCTTTTAACTACATCGCCAGTAGGACGAGGTGCAGGGTCAAGGATAGAAAGAAACGATACAGCGAAGAAAGCTGCGATTGGAAGGATAACGATGTTTTTCATGGTGTGAAAAGATTAAATTGGTTTTCGTATTTTTGATTCACTGATCTCAAGGTAAGGCAAAGTTTTCGTTTTTCCTAATCCGAGATCCAGATCAGTTAACCAATCGTAGATTGAAAAAGTATTATTTCAACCCGTCGATAAAGAGAATCAACCCAGCTTGGGTAGCAGAAAAAAATAAATTTAATGAAGCTAAGCAAAAACCTCACCCTAAAGGAAGTAACGAAATCAAATACGGCAAATCGTCTGGGGATAGACAACAGTCCTGAAGAATTTGATATTAAGAACCTCAGAGCAATCGCAGAAGAAGTGTTCCAACCCTTAAGAGATCACTTCGGAGTTCCTTTATATATATCGTCTGGGTTTAGATGTAAAGAATTAAATAAGGCTATAGGAGGGAGTAAGTACTCTCAGCATAAATCAGGACAAGCTCTGGATATCGATGCCGATGTATACGGTAGGGTAACCAATAGAGAGTTGTTTCGTTTTATTAAAGAGAACCTTATATTCGATCAGCTGATCTGGGAGTTCGGCGATGACGACTCTCCAGACTGGGTTCATGTATCGTACAGAAACGAGGGGTCTTACTCTCCGAGCCAGCCAGCTAATAGAAAACAAGTGAAGAGAGCCTACAGAGACTCTAAAGGGATTCACTATAAGGTCATTTAAAGTGCGTTGTAAAAACGCTGTACCGCCATTCTGCCTTTCTGCGATAGCGCATATCTTACACGGTAGTTGTATTTCGTCTCATCACGAAACAGGTGATCTTCCATCGTCTGAGACGGGGTGAGCTTATCGAAGTGCTTGTATAAATAGCCTTCTTTTAGCATAGGATATATTAATCTGTCCGCTAGGTTGTCTTTATACATTCCATACTCGTCCGCCGCGTACCATATAGTAAAGAACTCTAAGTCATATGTCCATAGCATAAAGTCTAGCCAGCTGCCAGGTATCTTACTCTTTAGTATAAAGTCAGCCTTGACGTTCCTTATATTCTTTAGGTAGTTGTGCTTTACGTACTTGTCAGCAAGTTTTGACGACTCTCGAAATAGTTTTGATTTCTTTACTTGAGACTTTGGCATAATTAAAGTTGTATATTTGGAATACAACAAAGTTATATCATGGAAGGCAAAGACACACAGTTCCTAGCGGAGATGTACCATTTGGTAAAAAAAATGGAGGAGCTCATAGAAGAGTTCGAAGTTAAAGATCGCCTTCTTGCTTCTGTAGTTATCGGGCTTTTTAATGAAGATGACATGGACTCAGAAGAGGAGACAGCGCAAGTAAAAACAATGTACAGCTTTCACCTAGACAATAGGGATGAGCTAGAAGTAATTAAAGAATTGATGGACGAAATGTACCAGCCCGATGAAGATCCCCTCGATGGGCTTCTCGGAGACTTAGGTATTTCACTAAACTAAATACAATGGAAGGGCTTATTAGAAAAATAATCGTAGGGAAGGACCCTAAGAACGGCATGGCTTACTATACAGGCATGCGAGCGGGAGATGGAAAAGTCTCTGCTATTTTAGAAGACGAAAGAACGCTTGTTAAATTTGGAAAGAAGCGATACTTGGTGTACATTGAGAACGAAGAAGGGACAGTCCTTTGGAAAGCAATCGATGAGATGCCCTGTATGTTAGAGTTTGATCTGAATTTTTAATTGATGAGAACATTCGACTTATTTATCGTCAAGCTAGACAAACAGCTTGAGGATACGATGACGACCCCTGGAGGGTTAGAGCTTTTTATAGATACTAAATTTAATGAATTTGAAAACAGAATCCAAGAAGGTCCCGTTGTTGCGGCGCCTTTTAAACACGATACAGGGGTTGAGGTTGGGGACACGCTTTATTTCCATCATCTCGTGGTGCTTAACGAAGGTCAGGTACTTACTGGAGAGCCTAATCACTATACTGTTCGCTTTGATCCAGAGCATACTATTAATAATCAGGCTATTGCTTATAAAGATCAGCATACTGGGGATATACACCCTCTTGCGGGTTGGAGCCTTCTTGAGCCAGTCGAAGAAGAGAAAGTTCAAGAGTCGGACACTATCGAGGTGGTTAAATTTTCAGAGGTCCCTGTCACAAAGGGTCGTGTCGCGTTTGAGGCTCCTTGGATTGAAGAGATAGGAGCTAAAGTAGGCGATATAGTGGGGTTTCGTAAGAACATGGATTACCGCGTTAACATCGACGGTAAAGAGTATTATAGAACTCGCGCAGAAGACCTGATGTATGTCGAAATCTAAATTCACCACAATAGATGCCTCTCAGCGCCTTATGTCGAGCATGGAGGTCGCAATCAATAATATGATCGAGGAAGTCAAGAAGCCTGTCGATCCAGAGGCTGGAGGAAGCGCTCGTAAGGCCGAGCTCCAATCCATAAAGCAAACGGCCATTGATTGTAAAGAGCTTTTGGTGGAGCGCCAAAAACTAGAACAGATGGTAAAAGAACTAAAAGAAAATGGAGAAATCGAAGAACAAAAAGATTATTCAGGTGGCTTTGCGGAAAGGTTCTCTAAGTAATTTTAGTTATTACTTTGATAATCAAACGATTAGCGACGATTACTTAAACCAAAACTTTAAGGTAGTTTACATGCCTTCGTAGCTCAGCTGGATAGAGCAACGCCCTTCTAAGGCGTGGGTCACAGGTTCGAATCCTGTCGGGGGTACAAATTAAATTTAGAATTATGCCAGACTTATACTGTCCCGATTGCGGAAAAGAAAAGTACGAGAAGAGCCTTACTATGCGAGTGAAGGACGATAAAGCTTATTACGTCGAGGGGGCTTGCGAATGCGGATCCCAGATGAAGCTTACCAACCCTAAGACGGGCGTTCCTAGCTTAGGTCGTATGAATAAATTAGGCAGTAGTTATTAATGTCCATCCTTATAGACATAGAAGGTTATGAAGATCAAGGGATTAAGATCGACCCTAACGGTACAGAGGGAGAGGCTATCGAATTACATGGGCTTCTCGTTGTCCTTCCAAAGAAACCACCCCGATCGAAGATTCTCTTCCATGATCGGCCAAAGCACATGCAGCTGTGGCAAAGGATACCAATGCCTGAGGAAATGCAAAGGGTTCGAAGTATGGATGAGTGGCACGAAAAACCGAGTGAGTTCCGCAAGAAGTTTTCTGCTTACATCGAACAAGAGTTTCAGCGTCGCCGTGACGGTGTTTGGTTTTACAATAATGGCATCCCTACGTATATTACAGGGCGGCACTATATGTTTCTACAATGGTCTAAAATCGATGTCGGATATCCTCAATTCTTACAATTCCAAAGAGAAATCTATGTCCACATGGCTGCGTGTGAAGCTGACACTCGTTGTTTCGGTCAGCTTTATACTAAGTGTCGCCGTTCTGGGTACACTAATGTCTGTAGTGCTGTACTTGTTGACGAGGCTAGTCAGGTTAAAGAGAAACTTCTTGGTATTCAGTCGAAGACTGGTAAAGACGCTCAGGAAAACATCTTTATGAAGAAAGTGGTCTCTATTTTTAGAGGCTACCCGTTTTTTTTCAAGCCTATCCAGGACGGTACTACAAATCCACGTATGGAGCTTGCCTTTAGAGAACCTTCTAAGCGTATCACTAAAAACAACAAGACATCCTATAAAGGAGACGCTCTAAACAGTACTATTAACTGGAAGAACACCACAAACAATGCTTATGACGGGGAGAAGCTACATATGCTATACCTCGATGAGGCGGGTAAGTGGGAAAAGCCTACCGATATCCGTGAGGCGTGGCGTGTAGAGCGGACTTGCTTAATTGTAGGTAAGCGTATCGTAGGTAAAGCCCTGGTGGGCAGTACTGTAAACCCCATGAGTAAAGGAGGGGACGAATACAAAGACTTATGGGAGGACTCAGATCCGTCTCAGAGAAACGACAACGGGCGGACGCGCTCTGGGATGTACAGGATTTTTATACCAGCCTATGAGGCGTTAGAAGGGTTTTTCGATAAGCACGGTAATGCGGTTATAGAAGATCCAGAAAAACCTGTAGAAGGGATTGACGGGGAAATGATTGACCAAGGGAGTAAGACTTACTTGAAAAACGATAGGAAATCTTTTAAAGATGACCCCTCGGAGCTCAATGAGGTTATTAGGCAGTTCCCTTTCACTACAGACGAGGCATTTAGGGACAGCATAGAAGGAAGCTTATTTAATATAGGTAAGATCTATCAGCAGATAGAGTTTAATGACGACCTATACCCCAATCCTGTCGTACAGGGCAACTTTGTGTGGCGAAAGAAAGATGAAGAAGTAGTGTTCTCTCCAGATCCAAACGGAAGGTTCCGAGTTGCCTGGATGCCGCCTGATCATCTTAGGAACAACAAGGCTGACGAAAGAGGCAAGAAGATCGCCCCTAATAAACATATCGGGGTAGGCGGGGTTGACTCATATGACCTAGACGCTACAGTGGATGGTAGAGGGTCTAAAGGAGCTCTCCATATGTACAACAAATTCAACATGGATGTCCCTGCAAATATGTTTGTAGTGGAGTATGCTTCTCGTCCAGACCTAGCCAGTATCTTCTATGAAGACGTCCTTATGTGCGCTTTCTTTTATGGGTATCCTTTACTGGTGGAGAACAATAAGTACGGCATCGTAAGGTACTTTGAGTCGAGAGGATATGACGGTTATCTCATGGATCGGCCAGAGCACCTTAAAACTAGCAATTCCTCTATAAACGTAAGGACTAAAGGTATTCCTTCTAACTCTCAGGATGTTATCCAGTCTCACGCTCAGGCTATCGAGGCTTATATCCACGATCACGTAGGTATAAAGCCAGAGTCTGATGAGTTTGGCAATATGTACTTTAACAGGACTTTAGAGGACTGGATTGGCTACAAGATAGACAAGAGAACTAAGTTTGACTTAACAATTAGTTCTGGGCTAGCCTTGCTGGGTGCACAGAAATTTAAGAAAGAAAAGGTAAGTTCTAACTTTGAAGACAAGCAATTTTTCAGGAGATATAAGGTCTACTGAGTATTTGTTATATTTGCAAAATACGTAAGACTGCGACATCAACATGAACAATCAGGACAACAAGAATAAAGGCATGTCTTTCCCAGATCCGTTGGCTGAAACTTCACAAAAAGAAACTCAGCAGTATGGATTACAGTACGCTAAGGCCATTGAGTCTCAGTGGGGTCAGATATCTGAATCTAATTCTTTATACGGCAAAAGATCTGCTGTATTTGAAAAGAATAGAGATTATGCTAATGGCGTTCAGGATACGTCTATATACAAAAAACTTTTAAGGTCCCTAAATCCTAATGACGGGGACGGAAGTTTAGTTAATATGGATTACACTCCTGTGCCTATCCTGCCTAAGTTTGTTAGGGTTGTAGTAAATAAAATCCTTTCAAGAAATCCTTATCCGAATCTTGAGGCTATTGATCCGCTTTCTTCTTCTGAAAAGAACCAGAAAAAAGCAAAAATTGAACGGCAAATTGCATCTAAAGAGCAGCTTAAAAAGCTTAAGGAAAAGAACGGTTTAGTTCTAGATATCGATCCCGATCAATTGCCTGACACCGCTGAAGAGGCTGAGATTTTTATGGGGACAAACATAAAAACTGATGCTGAGATTGCTGCGCAGATAGGTACAAACATGACTCTGTCCTGGAACAATTTTACTGACGGAACATTTAGACGGTGCGTTAATGATATCGTGGCGCTAGGCATGGCCGTCACGAAAAGAAGCAATGATCCAAATGAAGGGATTAAGACAGAGTACGTTGATCCAGTCAACTTTATTCATAGCTATACAGAAGACCCTAGCTTTCAAGACCTTATATATGGGGGCCATGTAAAGCGTATCTCTATCGGAGAGCTTAAGAGGTTAGGTGGTCACGAAATTGAAGAAGACGTCTTTAAAAAAATCGCAACTAACGTAAGCGGGAAGAACGGCAATAGCTCAGCCTCGTTGAACAGGAGTAGCTACAACAAGTCTCTTAGCCGCAGCGAGTACGGTTACGACGAGTACATGGTTGATGTCCTTGATTTTGAGTTTATCTCTGTCGATTGTATTTATTTCGAAGAGAAAGAAAACAAGTTTGGGAACACTAATTTCTTTATGAAAGGCTTTGATTATCAGTCTAAGCAGGGGAGTGTTTTTGAGAGAAAGCCTCACAAAATGGAGGTTAGCACTGTTTACGGTGGGAGCTATGTACTTGGAGAGGATGTAATTTTTAATTACGGTAGAGTTAAGAACTCCCCTAAAAACCTTCAAGATATTTCCAAGGCTAGACTTTCTTATTCGGTCGTTGCAACTAACATCCGTAATATGATGCCTAAGTCTATGGTAGACGGGTGTATGGGCTTTGCGGACATGTTGCAATTAACTCACTTAAAGCTTCAGCAGGCTATTGCAAAAGCAAAACCAGACGGTCTCATTATTGATATTGAAGGGCTTGAAAATGTGCAGTTAGGTAAAGGGGGTGATTTACAGCCTCTTGACTTGCATGATATCTATGAACAGACTGGAGTTTTCTATTACAGAAGCAAAAATCCAGAAGGAGGGTTCCAAAACCCACCCGTTAGAGAAATTGGTAACTCTATCAGAAATGTAAACGAGCTGATTGGTTTGTACAATCATTATTTAAAAATGATCCGTGATGCTACGGGTGTTAATGAAATGATGGACTCCTCCACTCCTAAAGGGGATACCCTTGTAGGTGTTCAGCAAAACGCTATTGCGGCAGGCAATAACGCTATCTATGACATCACGAATGCTTCTATGGTTTTGTTCAAGGAAGTTTGCGAGGATATAGTTAAGTGTTTACAGATCTTACCTCCTGATTCTGTTATTTATAGCATATATGCTAACGCTATTGGTAAAGAGAATATGTCTGTTCTGTCTTCGTTTAATGACCTTCCTATGTACAACTTCGGTGTTCAGGTGGTAAAGGAAATGGAGGATAAAGACAAAGCTTACTTAGAGCAGAATATACAGATGGCTTTGCAGCAGAAAGAACTGGACCTAGAGGATGCTATTGCAGTAAGACAGCTTAAGGATGTAAACCAAGCAGAGAGGCTGTTAGTTGTGAGGAGAAAGAAAAGAATAGCACAGCAACAAGCTATTGCTATGCAAAACTCTCAAGCTCAAGCTCAGCAAGCTCAGGCTGCTTCTCAGGCTGCTTCTCAGGCTAAAATGCAAGAGATCCAAATGCAGGCTCAGATAGACACTCAGAAAATGCAATTAGAGACTCAGCTAGAAGCTCAGCTCGAAGAGGTAAAGCATCAATTCAGAAAAGAAATTGAGATGATTAAAGCTCAGGCTGTTCTCGGTATTAAAACGGACGACCAGGAATTTAAGCAAAAACTTGAAGTTCTTAAAGAGGACCGAAAAGATACTAGAGTGAAAAAGCAATCAGCAGAACAAAGCAAACTTATCTCTCAGCGCGACGGGAGTAGAGGTGAAATTCAAGAACCTATGAATCAATCATTTATTTAATATGGCACAAAAAGCTAACCTAGACGTATCAGAGAAGCTGGACGTATCTTGCAAAAGAGGTGATTCATTTGAGTTGTTTTTAAACATAAAGGATAGTGCTTCCGCAGCTCTTCCTTTGCTTACTGACGGATATGAATTCATCATACAGATAAAAACTTTAAACAGTGTACAGCCCCAAGGATCTCAAATCTCTTCTCAAAAAAGAACTCTGGTTGCTGGGTCTGCTTTGACAGAGTCGGCTACGAAGGGGGTTTCTACTACTAAAGATGCAGAGGCTCCTATTTTTGTTTTTGAGAATATAGACGACTTAGGCAATGTAACTCTAAGAGCAACAGCGGAATCAACTTCCAGGCTTCCTGTTGGTCGCTTCACTTATGACTTGCAGTACAAAGTCCTTGTAGATGGTTTTTCAAAAGTGACTACTATTTTAAGAGGAAACTTCACTGTTAAAGAAGACATCTCAACTGCTGTATAATGGCTAAAGTCACTATTACTTTAGAGAAGAAAGGCCCTAAAGGAGGTACTGGAGCTACGGGTCCTCAGGGTGATCAAGGCATCCAGGGAATTCAAGGAATCCAAGGCGTTGAAGGGCCTACGGGTCCTCAGGGCATACAGGGTATACAGGGTATACAAGGAGAGACTGGAGACGATTCTACGGTTGCTGGCCCTCAAGGCATACAGGGCGACACAGGTGATACTGGAGCTACAGGGCCACAAGGACCTACAGGCGATACAGGCCCTCAAGGAAATACTGGCGCTACGGGTTCTACTGGACCTACAGGGTCTCAAGGACCTACAGGTCAGACAGGAGCTCAGGGGATACAGGGGATTACGGGAAATACAGGTTCAACTGGTCCTGCTGGCGATATCTCAACTTCAAGCATTGATGATTTAAACGATGT